TTTAGGTAGGTAACGGAAACAAAATATACAAAATTAGCCATTGATTCTTCTTCTTAATAATTGTGGTTGCCAAATATGTCTGCAATATGGAACGTGAGTTGTTGTGCCTTTGATTGTCATCCAACCGCCTCGTCTTTTCCAAGCTGAATAACCAGGATCATTGTACTCTCGTGCAAGTATCACAGAAATTTGGTCGATTTCTTCTCTTGTGTAAACACGGTTTAAACGTATCATCCTTTGACAGAAATCTCTGGAAGTAGGCAACAAATCTCCTCCGCTTATTCCCGGTGCTTTCTCGTATGTATAACGAGTCACAATCTCTGTTCCTACATTTGAATTTTCAAGAGTAGTCGTTCCCTCAGGTGTGATTCTGAAACCATCATCAACGGATTCAATCAAGCCTCTCTGTGCCATATCATCAACCTCTCTCATTATCTCCTCCACAGGCTTTTGAATGTTGTTAGAGAGCGTTTCTAAGGTTATACCCTCATTACTATACAACCACTGCAAAATCATCGCTTGTAGAGCATCTCCGAACTCCAAAGGAACTGACTCAAAATTGTCTGCATCCTCACCAAACTCAGCAAAGACTTTCAAATCTTTGTCATCATCCCATCCAAAAGGATTCTCACAACTCTCACATTTTACCTGTTCAGACATTGCTGTTGTGGCTGACATTCCAAGTTCAATCCTTGCCTCATCTCTGTCAATGATGCCTTTTTCAAATAACTCAACGTAGTCAAGTCCAATCGGTGGCTTGTTCTTTGTCTTAAGCTTTACCGGTGTAATGTATTTGAAGATAGAACTCAACGCCCTATCCATTTGATTCTGTCTTGGCTCAATGTAAGAAGTTTGAAACGCCTCAAATGCTTCAATCAACTCGTTACGCCCTCCAAGCTGCCCCTCTGTCTTGATACCGAAAAGCATCGGAGAAGTAACACGGTGACTCATTAAAATCTCCTCTTGTACGGTGTTATTCAGAATGTCAAACTGCTTATCAAAGTCTGAAGGTGCAAGGTTGTTTACAACAGAAGGAGTTTCGTTTGGATCATTAAACTGAATGATGATTGAACCAGCGTTATCTGTTCCGCTAAAGTTGTCTTTAAATCTTCTGATTGTCTGTCGTGCTTCCTCAGGTGATGGAATGCCTTTAAACAATTGGAGTAGTGTCTGAGCAGAAAAGCCTGATTTGATAGAGTTAAGATGGAAGTTTGCAATCTCGGTGTCTATCTCTATATATTTAAGAGCTGACTGGTAAGGTGCTGTTGGGTACTCTCCACATCCTGCCTTGTACATCTTGAAATAAAACACCTGCTTAGATTCTCTCGTATTAGGATTCCACGCAAAGTAATGGTCAGGCTTGACCTTTCTATCAGACCAATCTTCAGCATATAAATAGTGACCATCTAATGAGTGACGGACATTCTGAAACGGCAAATGATAAATCTCAGCTATTTTAGTCTTTGCTTTGTTCCAAATAATCTCAAGAGCGAAGCCATCAAACAACTCTAAGTCTTGTGCAATCTTTGCTTTTAAAGTGTCAAAGTCCTCATAGGCGTTAATTGAATCAAGAGCATCGTTTGCTTTAGCAATGTCCTCTGTGTTGTATGCTATTATCTCGGTTTTATCACCTGCAATGAAGTCAGCCTTTTGAGTAACAATAGCCCCGTGTTTTGGTGAACTGTTAAATAGGTCTATCAACATTTGAGGATAAGCGTTATCCTGCCCGTATGTCAAGAAGCCTTTTGCTTTGTTCTCCTTGAAAATGGGGATTTTGCTCTCAGCAAAGTTGATCCGTATGAAGTTATTTTCCATTTACTCTTTTATATGTTTCGTATGTAACAAAATGAGTATCACCGCAGCAATCCTCAATAATGTAGCCTTCGCCTTGTATTTCTTTAATTATTACCCACTCCATCTTTCTTATCTTTTGCAAATATAGAACCAACACCAGCGACGATAAACGCCCCTGCTTCGGTCAGTGTTGCCTTGTTAAATCCAACAAGTAACAACGCCCCTACAATGAGTAGGACTCCTAACGTGGTGGTCTTTGTGTTTTTAAATATTCTCTCAAACATTTTTAAGCCTTTCGTTTTCCTTTTCAAGATTCTTTACTCGTTCCCTTAATGTGCTAACCTCGCCTGTTAACGAGATGACAGTCGCTTGTGCCGTTTGTAACTCTTGCTTCAATCTGTCAACCTCACTTAGTATTTGGTCACGGAATAAGTTTTGGTCTTTATTTTGGTCTTTATTGTCCTGGTGCTTCAACTCTAATTTCTTTGCATAATACTGCCAAGCCCCAGCCCCTCCAAGAACTCCGACAATCGCTATTAATATACTTGCTATACTATCCATACTAAATTGACTTAGATACTCCACGATGCAACTTCTCGTTAAATGTTCGATATAAGTTAATAAATGCCATCAGCGTTACCAATGCCCAACCCAATTGACTACCCGCCATCATTCCAACAAGGGCGTAATGAACAACGGTAATCATGGCTAAAATAAAAGCCGCTAAACAAGCGTAGTAACGACATCGCATATCTTTCATACCTACCGAATACAACTGAAAGCCTCCAATCAACACGCCTAAAATCTGCACATCTAACAACCACCCTATTTCAAGGATAGCCAACGGCAAGATAAAGAAGTGTAAAGCACCCACGAACAACTCGAATAGATAACTATCCGAATAAAGCAAAATATCTCTAAGGTTTTTTACTACTCGTTTCATATCTATTCGTCAGGTATTGGTGTATATTCTATTCTTTCAAGTTGCTCAAGTTGATCGTGTATCTCTGAAAAGTTAGGGTCAGTTAAAACTTGCGTTCCTACAATGTAGCGACCGCTTCCGTCTTTAACAAATAGCAATTCGCTTGATTTGTATTTATAGCCATTTAAAGCGTTGTATTGTTCTATATTTGGATGTAATACTATCATAAATTGGATAGATAATTAGTGTAAAAAGATGTATAAAAATCAGATTGTTCACTTGATAAATCACCACCCATAAAAACCATCGATACTTGGGCATCACTATATATACTTAATTGTCTTAATATATGAAAATCTGCGTTTACTGGTGTTGCACCTCCAGATAGTGTATCTTGTAAAATTCCATTCGAGTAGAGATACGATGTTGAACCGTTTTTAGATGCCATTGCAAATTGATTGCTTTGCGAGGTAAAATTTGTATATGCTTGACTCCCTGAATGAAAATATAATGCTTTAGCGGTATATCTTATCCATGAACGATTGGTACTATTTTGAGTTGCTTGTAAAACCCCCTCTTGATTGGTTGGTGCTGAATCATATTGTTTTATATAATACCCAAAAGCGGCACTTAACCCTTGATAATTTACACCTTGTGTATATGCATTAAAATTTGTATTTATCCAACTACTTGTACCATTACCTTGAAACCCTTGATTTGAAGTAAATGTAGGACTATTTACCGCAGTATAATCACTTAACCGCTTCCAATCAATTAACGCAAAATCACTATCGCCATCAGTTGCAAATACCGCAAACGTATCTAATTTACTCCAAATACCAGCATCTTTTAAATCAACAACTAACTGATTTTGTAAGGTTTGTTGGTTTGCACTTGGTAATGTATAACCTTGAGTAGTAGCGTAGTCTAAAATTGCTTTATAGTCAGGGTCGAAACCAAAATCCTCACTACCAATTAAACCTAACTGAGTTGGTAATTGTCCTTGAAACAATTTATCGCCAAACCCTCTGAATATACCAAAGTCAGCCATTAGTAATCTCCTTTTATTGCAAATATGTTTACTCCGTCACTCTGTGCAACGGTTATTCCTACCAAAACTTTCTGACCGCTTTTGAGTTGCAAGTCAGAGTATGCAGTCACTTGTCGCTGAGATGTTGTTGTTGTAGATGCAGTTACTGCTTCAAGCCCAATCTCATCGTATAATTTAGGATTAGCCCCTGCCGTGTCAGTTATGAAAATCAAAACTAAACAACCCGAATTATCTCCTGCAACCTTTGCTCCTATTTGGGTTATTTTAGTACCGTCTGTGGAAGCCGTTAGTAGGTCGGATAGGTTAGCCGTCGTTGCTCCTGTTCTGTCCGTTGTCGCAGCCGTTACCGTTACGATTGCCGTTTCAGGTGTTAGTGCGAATATAGGTGATGTGTTTGCCATTAGTAGTTATAAAATAAGTATAAGTCACCGCCAGTTGAAGGTGGTATTTGTAAATTTGTTAAATTACTTCCGTCGACCGCAGGAAGTTTTGAATCTGCATCCAACTGCACCAACTCAGAGGCTCCGTTAAATGTATTCCCTTGTTTGGTTACGCTTTCCGCTGTAAGAACTGCCTCAACCTTTGCATCGGTATAATACTCGTTTGTTCCCTCAGTTAGGTCATCGGTGGTCTTAGTTGCTAATCGAGTATCAAAACGCCCATCAGTGTAGTAAAGGTTATCCCCTTCTGTTAGGTTGGTAGTGGTCTTAGTTGCTAACGATGCATCAAATTTACCCTCTGTGTAATAGAAGTTTACCGCACCCTCTGAGATGTCATCGGTGTCAAGTGTTACGGCTCCCGTTTCTCCGTTTACGCTCTGAACGTTACCTTGCGATGCTATGGTGATAGTCTGCAAGTCATCGTCAAAAGTGATAGATGTGTTATCTCCTGCAATCAGGGAAGCCTTAACCTTGCTGTAAACTCTTGTATCCGTGAAATAAAGATTTGTGCTACCTTCTG